AAAGCCCCAGACGGTGAGTCTTATGATGAGTTTACTGAGCGCTTCGATGCGTGGATGAAAAAATTAGAGGGAGAGTCCAAAGACGATGGACCTTTCCTAGTTGTATTGTCTGGTTCCAATTGCCGCCGACTAAGTGAGGTGCTGCTGGGGGACAGACAAGATTTGGATATGGATGAAGCGGGGCTTTTTGTATTGCAGCCAAATGACGATGGTAAGTGGGTTGCAAAAGTAATGAAAGGCAAGCGCACTCCAGACGAGATGAGAAATAACCCGGAAGCGAGCTAAGGAGATTTGACGTGGCAGAAAAAGGAAAGTTAACCCGCTTGAGCATTTGCATTGCTAAGAATGGGTATGAGATTGAAGCTTGTTATGAGCCTAAGAAATCCCTTAGTCAGAAAAAGGGATGGATTCCGTCTCCTTATGTTGAGCCGGACAAGTATGTGTGTCAAGACAAGAAATGCTTGACCGAAAAAATCAATGAACTTTTGAAGTAAACAAACGGAGATAAAAATGTTTGAATCAAAGAAAACACCCGGCAAGAAGTTCGGATCAATATTCGCCGGACGCAAGTATGATGAGAACCACAGTGAAGATGGTATGCATTCCGAGGGGAAGCCTGAAGATAAAGCAATCCCGGAGACTAATGAAGAGCAGCCCGAAGAAAAGGTGGGCGAAGAGAATAATGTAGACGGAGCGCAGGTTGCTTCCGAGCACGGCCCTGCTCACAAAGTTGAAATTACTCACGAAGAGGGCAAGCACACTGTTCAGAGTCATCACCCAGATGGCCACATGCATACCAGCATACATGACAAAGGCAACAAGGCTCATGATCACGCTAGAAAACTTGCGGCTATGGAAGCGGAAGAAGAAGAGAAAGAACAGCCTGCTCAAAAGGCAGAGCCTGAATCCGACAATTTCCAAATGCCAGAACTAGGGTAATTGCAATGCCGTTCAAATCAGGAGCACAGCAGAGGTTCACCTATGCCCACCCAGACAAGTTCGGGGGTAAGGCAGGGCTGGCAGAATGGTCAGCAGCTACTGACTTCAAGACTCTGCCAGAGCGTAAAGCACCGGGGTTCGGTAGAAAGAAGAAGGCAACCTAATGATTGGACTAGGAACATCGAAGAAACCGAAGGCATTACCTGCTGAGACTGCATCGCTTGGAGCACCCGCTACTTCTATGAACAGTTCTCCCATGCCCTCGTGGATGAGCGGAGAGTCTCCTACACCTGCACCTCATAGGAAAAAGCCTAGGGTTGATTCTGGTGGGCAACTGGGACGCGGTGCTATGAGAGCAGCATAAATTTTGAAACATCTCAGGGGTTGCTCCCTGAGCTAGGGCAGGGAGGTGCCTATACCACCTCCCGCTCGAACTGTATAGGGGATGAAATGAGAACCTGCATTGAATGCGGTAAAGATTTTGTACCTACTAGGAATGGCCTACAAAGATTTTGTAGTAGGAGATGTAACAACCGGATGTGGAACAGAGCGAACCTCTTAAAGAAAAATGACTGGCGCTCCAAACAGAAACTAACAGACCCAGAAAAAGCCTACAATTATCGCAGAGCAGAGTACTTCAACCGAAAATATGGAATTACTATTGCTGATTACAATTTGATGGTTAAGAACCAAGGCGGGTTATGTCCTGTTTGTGGAGACACACTTCCACCGGAACTAGACGCAACAGGACGGCACTCACCTGTGGACCACGATCACTTGACAGGTAAAGTAAGAGGCGTTGTGCATAACGATTGTAATAGGGCACTTGGCTTTTTCAAAGACAGCCCAAAGATTTGCAGAAAAGCTGCCGAGTATTTAGAAAAGGAAAGCGTGAATGCTAGGAATGGGAAGACGACCGAAGTCTAAGTTACCTGAACCTTCTACAAACACAAATTCCACAGGTAAGCAGGAATATATGATGGAGTCCATGAACACCAAGAAGGAGAAAATGCCATGGCAACGGGACTAGGACATAAGAAGCACACCGAGAAGTGGGCGCAAAAGGCTTCCGAAAAGATGGAACAAAAAGGAACTGTAGGTTCATTCACCAAGCAAGCACATTCGGCTGGGTACAGTTCTCCTTTGGAATACGCACGACATGTAATGGCTGCTCCTGAGGGTGAGTTTAGCCCTACCACACGTAAGCGTGCAGGTTTTGCCAAGAACATCAACAAATAAGAATCGCAACAAGAAGAGGGAGCATCATGGCAGACGCAACACCTGAGGTCACAGGCGTCGATTCAGAAGGCGCTAAAAAGCCTTCCGACAGACCTGAGAGTCCTAATGACAGCCCTCTAGGAGTCTATGCCCCGTTTCCATACAGCCCAGAACCGTTTGCTGAGTTAAGTGATGGAGCACGGCTCACATTACTTGCGCTGGATGACATTTGCACTAAAGCAGATGTAGCTGCTCGTAGAATGGAGACAGAGCAGGCGTGGGAAGCGTTACACTTCGAGCGCGGCTACCAGCACTTGCTACGTGGTAAGCGTGGTGGATGGGAACTTCCCGGTGGCGGACAAGGCAAAAAAGCCAACGAGAGAAATCACAACAGTATCTACGACACTAACGTGTATGGACCAAAAGGCGACATCATATGCGCCGCTCTGTCACGTGAAGTGCCGAGAGTAGAATTTTTCCCTGCAAACCCTGAGTGGGGACCAGATAAAATCGCCAGCGAAGAGGCCGATAGGTTCAAAGATATCTGGGCACGAAATAATAACCTTCACGATCTACTCACGCAAGTCGCAAGAGTCTTCTGGAATGAAGACCGCTGTTTGATGTGGACTCGGTATGAGTTGAATGGGCAGAAGTACGGATTTGAAGAGGACACAGGCACACCTACCGTACCACAAAATGAATTGAACCCTCCCGATAGGGAACCTACTGGACAAGAAGGACAAGAAGACTTTTTAGAAGTAACAACGTCTGACAGTGAAGGTGGAGATGACATCGAAGGGTTGCTTGCGGAGAGTGGAGTAGGCAACGGCTCGAAGAAGCCGCTGGGCATGGAAGTAACAACGATACACGGAAAGTTGGACCACAAAGTTCCAATTTCTGTGGACAATGTTTGTGAAATGCCGTATACACAATTGATGCTGGACTATGATGTTTCGATTGTACGTGGTATGTTCCCATGGATCGCATCGAAGATTACACCCGGCAGTGATGGACAGTCGGCTACTCAACTTGATCGCATAGCAAGAGAGAACGTACGCCAAGCAGTACTTGGTGCGTATGTGACCGGAGATTCATTGAGCCGACACACCACGGTGAAGTTTACGTGGCTGCGACCTTCAATGTTTCTTGACCAATCCGTCAGCGACGAGAACAGAGCCGAATTGATCGAGGCTTTCCCCGATGGCTGTCTGTTAGCGCGTGCAGGAAAAGAATACGCCTTCTCACGAAATGAGAAGATGGATGACCACATTGTCATCGGCCACCCCACACCGGGTAAGGGCCAAAACCGCAGAGCAATGGGTACGGCACTCATTTCCATACAGAAGAGAATCAACGACTGGGTGGACTTGCTGGACGACTTCTTCAAACGAACTGTCCCCAAGAAATGGATGAATGCCGAAGCATTCGACATGGATGCCATTAAGAATGAGCCTAATGTTCCCGGCAGCATCGGTCCCTTCCAACCACAACCGGGACTGACAGTAGAATCTCAATACATCATGGTAGAGCCGACGCCACAGCATCAACCTGCGTTGCCGGACTTTATCAAATGGTTCATCACTACGTTGTCTGAGGAAATCTCAGGTGCACTGCGCTCGTTATTTGGCAACGCCACTGGGGAGAATACAGTAGGCAATGCAGTCATTCAGCGCGACCAAGCTTTGCAACGTGTAGGATGTCCTTGGAATAGTATTCAGGACATGTTTGCACTAGCAGCAGCCCAAGCGGTTAAGTGTGCGGCAGAGTGCCGCAACGGAAAAGAGATCACTCAGAACCTAGGACCGGGACGTGGAAACGTCACAGTCAATACGGCGAATCTGCTTGGTGGCAATGTTCTCTGCTATGCGGAGAGCAATCCAGCATTCCCAGAGTCTTGGCAACAGAAAGAATCCAAGATTATGGACTTGGTGAACAAGAGTTCCGCGAACCCAGCGTTGGCGCAGTGGATATTCAGCCCGAGTAATCTGGCTGAGACCGCAAGCGCTCTACGCATGAAGAACTACAAGGTAGCAGGCGCATCATCAGTCACTAAACAGCAGAGTGAATTTGAAGTGCTGCTGCGTGGAACACCAATGCCTAATCCTCAACTTATCCAGATGCAGCAAGATTTGGAAAAGATCAAAGGGGAGATGCAAGAGCACGCACAAGGTGGTGGACAAGTTCCCCCCGAAGCGACGGCAATGGTACAGCAGGTTCAACAGTTGGCGCATTCGCTGCCGCCCATGGTTAGCACTTTACCTGTTGCACAAGATGAGAGCGAGAATCACTTAGTAGAGGCCAATACGGCGTTTGACTGGTTAAACAGTACGGAAGGTCAAAAATTCCGCTTTGGAACACCTAAACAACAAGCCGGTTTTTCTAATGTTCACCTCCATTGGAGCGAGCATGTAAAAATGGCCAAGCAAATTGCTGCGGCTAACCAGCCTCCTCAGAAACCACCTTCGGAGAGCATTTCAATAGACGTATCTAAAATGCCACCCCCCGTAGCTGTGGCGGCTTTGGGCAAAGCTGGTATTCCAGCAACTCCCGACATGTTCACTCAGCAGGCAGAGCAAACATTAAATCATAAAATTGCAGGCAAAGCTGTCCCAAAGGCATTAGAACAATCGCTTCCGGGGCAGTAAGAAATCTCGTGCCTTAATCAGCACGGGCTAGAGTTGGGAGAGGCGTGTACCTCTCCCTTCTCGACCTTTACACGGAGGTAACTTGTCATACTCAGACTTCATACAACTTTGTAAAGAAGTGACTCAGAAAAACTCAGATTAAGAAAAGAGACTCAATATGTCCGACGCACTTTTGGATTTTGCTGCACTGGA